GTATAGCTAATCCTGTTCCACCATCTAAAGCGGAATAATTATCTACATCTAAAGGTTTTCTTGATATTGCCATTATTGTTCAGTTGCTTGAAGTTGTTGATCTTTACCTTGTCCAAATCCAGAAACATCTGGTTGTTTAATAGTTACACCCGCATATGAAAGTATTTTAGCTACTAAAGAATGTTTTTCTGAAGGATGCAATCTAAAATCATATGATTTAGTGGTTGCATTATAATCATCTGAGGCTGGATTAAACGCAGTACTATCATATATAGGCTCATTTGGAACACCAGCAGCTATTTGAGAAGCTGTTGGCATTAAATAGCCCCATTTAGGTTTTTGAGGTATTTTTATATAATCTATATCAACACCTGATGTAATAGTATCTGGATATACTCTAATACCTGTTTCGCCTATAAAAGTAAAAACAGGTTGAGTATTTACAGGTGCTGTTAATGGCGATAAATTAACATATTTGATTTGTTCATGTGCAACAAAATCTGCAGTGCTAATTGTTGTTTTATTATCAACTGTATTTGAAACATTTACAACGCCTAGCCTATAAAAATCAGTAGGAAATTCAAACGTATTATTAGATTTAGTTAAATTAGCATTTGCATAAAAAACATTTATTCTTTCAGAAGTATTTAATACAGGGTCTGCAAAATCACTTTGTATATTTGCATTTAATTCATAACCAGACTCTCTTGCAAAATAACTTTCAAATATTTCATTTTGAGCTTGATCTGCAAGTCTATTAAACTCTTCAGGTGTAATATATCCTCTATTATCTTTATTAGTTATTACTAATACTGTTTGATAAACATCATTTATATTTATTGCCATTATTTTATTTTTAATTAGTTGATATAAGGCTAATTTCTTGCCTTATATCATTTTTATTAAGACAATTTTTTTGTAATTGATTTCATTAAATCAACGCCTTCGTCTGTCTTAAAATATTGTGCTAAAGCACCATAAGGATGTTGATCAAAAGGTACTTGCATTATTTTTTTGCCATTAGAAAATCTAAATATTGTATTTTCATCTGTTAATTCTATAATACCTAGTTCAACAGCTCTGTTTGCTAAATTACGCAGCTTGATGTCGTCGTCTTTAGAAAGTTCTATAAACAAGTTAGGGTCTCTTCTAGCAAATAAATAAGCATCTCTTTTTAATTCTTTAGTGCTCATGCTTGACACTGACGATCCTAATTCTGTTCTCATTATAGCTTCTAAATGCTCTACATCTAATGTTCTAACCAAATTTAAAGCTTCTAATTCAACTTCAATATTTGACACCTCATCATAAGCTTGTGCTTCTTCGTCTACTTCTACCCATAATTTATCAACTTGTGGATGATAAATAGACATTAATTTTTGTAAAGCTTGTTGCTGTTTAGAAACTTCTAATATACCGTCTGTAAATACAATGTGCGATAGAGTTGCATTACCCTTTTGTTCATCTACAAATACTGTTTTTTGATTCGTAGCGTACCTAATTTCTCTTTGCTCACCTGCTGATTCATCAAACCACAATAAAGGTTTTCTTGCCGTATGCCTTGATTGAATTGTCCAGGTTAGTGGAGCTTTACCTCCAGTTAAAATATATGTTCTATCTTTTATATCCCAATTGCTTACAGTAGAGGGATTTTTAATTTTTGTTTTCATAATATAATATAATATAATTGTTAATAAGAATTACCCCCGATAATACACGGGGGTAAAACTTATATAAATATTAAGCATTCTTAAATAATACGAAATTGTTTGCACCTTGAACGATTAAACATCTTTCAGATAAATAGTGCATTCTCATTTCATCTATTGGAGAACTTGATGGCCCACCTACAGATCCAGTAACCCAAGACTTCATCTTTCTGTTTTCAGTTTCAGAAGCTCTGTATCGGATATGTAAGAATGGTCTTTTAATGTTTTGACCAAGAACTTGATCATAAACAGTTGAAGTACCCGCAGGAACTAAAGCCCCTTCGATTTCATCAAAACCACCTCTAGTTGAAAAGTCGTTTAAGTATTTCCAGTCTGTTTTGTAGAAGTCATAAGAACCTCTTCTATAGCCTGTAAATCCTAAATTTAACGCCATATCTTCGCTATTATTGAATACACCAAAAGATGTACCGCCAGAATAGCCACCGTTTTGTTGTGCTAATATATCATCAATTTCTAAAGAAAGATTTCTATCTAAGAAAAGCATATTTTCTTCAATAGCACCTTGCTTATCTAATTGCTTTAATACAGCATCAAAATCAGTTAATGCGCCACCACCAGCAGCTTGTGCACCAAATCCTGAATATACGTTTCCTCTTGCCTCAATAGCAGCGAAGAATCCTTCAGAACCTTTTGCAGTAGCAGTGATGTTAGAATCGTAAAAATTTAAAGTTGCGCCAGTATTGGCCTGCTCAACACCTTCAATCATTGACATTTCAAGGTAATCTTCAAATCTCAATCTGTTTTCGTGCTCAGACTTTAAATACCATAAATATCCGCTAGCTCCATTTTCAGAAGTAACTTCAATCCAGCCAATCTGTGCAGTGTCAGAACCACTAATAGAATAGTGCTCTTTTAATATAACAGGGCTGTTTTTAAATGTAGCATAGCTAGGATCTAATTTTTCAGTAAAGTTAGAAGATCCTTTTGCAAATTCAGAACCATAAGCTAAAGCAGTTACTCTTTTAGCAGTAGCAATTTGACCGTGCGCTTTATAAGCTTTGATTTGAAAATACTGTCCAGATACATTAGTTACAATACCTTTAATTACAGGAAAAGCTGGATCTCCAACAGCAGATGTTGTTGAAGTTTGAACTTGTACCATAACTTGTTGCCCTTTTCTGAAGTTAACAGCTGTAGTAGCTTGAGATGTAATCCCTAAGCTAGAAGGCTGAGAAGCTGCAGGAACAAAAAAGTTTATAACACCACCACCATTTGCATTAGCTGCAACATTGATAGGAGTTGTTCCAGAAGTTGGCATAGTAGCATTAGTACCATGTCCTTCTATATTAGCATATCTTGTATGCAATCTACCTTGCTCAGTCCAAATTATTTGATCTGAAGTTGAAGGCATTTCCGCAGATACCATACGTAAAAAAGAACCGATAGATCTGTTTCCATATCTTTCAACTTCTTGTTCGTACACATCTGGTAAAAATTGTTGAGCCCACTGATTAAAACTTGAATCAGTGAAATCGATATAATTTCCTGAATATAATGCCTTAGTTTGCGTTGGTTGTAAGGCAGCAGGAATTCCACTTGTAAAAGCCATTTGTAAAAAATTTTAAAATTAAGTTATTTGTTAAATTTAATGCGCAATTTATCAGAGCTGTTTCCTGAAACAACTTTTATTTTTTGTCCAGATGGTGTAACTATTTGAGAATTATCTTGCCTGGGGTTCATGTCGATATTTTTTGCTTTACGGGCAGCTTCTTTTATAGCGTCGGCACGGCCTTGCTCATAAAAATGTGAAGCTATCTTATCGGCATTTCTGCCAGCAAAAAGTGCTTTATGATAACCTTTAGCATCAGATATATTCCCTTTTTTATCTAAATATAATTTAGCAAAGTTACTTATATCATCTTGAAACTTTCTTACTTTTAAAGGATTTTCAACTTTAAATCTGTATTTGTTTTCACCAACCTGAAAATCAAAACCTTTGAATTCTTTATTAAAAACATTATCAGTCTTTTGTTTAAAATCTTCTTGTAATTGTTTCTGTTTTTCTAACAATTGCGATTGTTCGGTATAATACTCAACAGCCTCTTTGTATTCATCAGGAATATCGTTTTGCTTTCTTAACTTAAGATCAGCATAATATTTCTTTTTTGAACCATCAAAGTGTTGTTGTGCTTTATACAATTCCTCTTTAAAAGCTAATTTTTTTGCTTTTATATCGGAAGGGTCGTCCGCCTCATTGTCGTATGCAAAGTTTTTACTCATTAAAAAATTAATATCTTCGCTGTTTAAATGTGGCTTAGTTGATTTGTAGTATTCATTTAAAAGAGTTATATTATCCATTTTTGAAAAATCCCTATTAAGATTAACATAATCTTCAAGTGATCCTCCGGTTTCTTCCATAAACTCTATTAACTTTTCTACATTTTCTGGAAACTTTTGTGTTTCAGCTTCCGGTAATATTTTTTCTTGTTCTTGTACGGGTTCGGTGTCTTCAGAGCTTGAATCCACTCGTGCCTTGTCAGTTGTATTTTTTTCATCTGTAACAAGTTCTAAAGGAGATTCTATTTCTTGCCCCTGTTCTTCTTCGTTACTTTGATTGTTTTCTTCTTGTTTATTTTCTCCGGCAGGCTCTTTAGACTCCTCTTTGTTTTCTTTTTGTACCTCTTCGCTAGTTTCGGATCCGTCGCGTACAGATATCTCATTTGTGCTTTGCTCTTGAACGGCATCTTCTTTTAATTTTGGGGGATTATCTAAATTAATTTTATAAACTCCGTCTGATTGTAATCCATATTCAGGGTCAACCTCACCTTCTTTTACTGCATTATCAATTACTGCAGCTTCTTTTTCTTGTGTAGAAGTTTCTTGTTTTTCTTCTACAGCTTTAACTTGTATTTCTTGTTCCATAATAATATATAATAAAAATGTTTGTAAAAATTATCTTGGTTCAAATCTTGATAAATCAATTCCACCAAGAACATCATTACCTTTAGATTCAAAAGATTTTTTTGGTTTATTCGTTGCTGGCGGTCCAGCTATAGTACTTGCTGACATTTTTTTATCAGCAACTTCTTTTTGAGTTTGGCTTTGCTTATCTACTAATTGTTTTTGAGCATCTAGCTCCATTGCTTTTAATTTAACGTTAAGATCATATTCAAATTGCATTAATTCTCTTTTTGTTCTGGCCTCTACTTCTAATTTTTTAATATCAAGTTCACTTTCTGCAGTTGATATTTGTATTTTTGAAGAAGCTTTAACTTGTTCTGCTTGAGCTTTAGCTTGCTCTATTTGTATTTGTGCTTGGCCCTGGGCTTCCGCTTGTGCAACACTTGCCGCTTGTGCTTGCTGTTGATCAGCGGCTTGCTTTCTTATTCTCCTAATTTTAAGAAGTTGATTAGCTAACTTAGTATTTTTTATTTCTCTAATATCAATAGCGTCTTCTAAAAATATACCATTTTGTCCTAATGCAGTTTGTATGTTAGCTTCTAATAATCCTTTTTCTTCTTGGTCAGGTTCTATTTCTAAAAATATACCAAAATCGTGTATATGCAATTCTTTCATATCTTCTAAAGCTCCTACGGAAAACTGACCTATACCGCTTATAAAAGCTTCTCTTGTAGGGTGGAATTCTAATACATCTTTTATTCTAAGCGAAATAGCCTCAGCTAAACAAGTAGTTATAAACATACTAGCATCTAATATATGCCTTGTAGCGACATTACTATTAGCTGCGGCTAATTTTTGTACGCCCACTAATGCTTTAGGGTCTGGGTCCGTGCCATCTCTTGCTTCATTTAATCCAGTAACATCTCTCATCATTTGCAAATATTGATTATATGCACCGATTAAAATTTGTACTTGATTTCCACCGCCGCCCGGTAATTCTTGTATAGGCACTTTACCAGGATTCATTTCTCCGTCAACAGTTAAAGATCTCCCAATTATAGAACCTGTTTGGAAGTACATGTTTAATGCTTCCTGAGGATTATAATTTGTTCCATTACCCAAATCAATTTCAGCTAACCCGTCCGCATCTAGATAAACACCCGACGGCGTCATCCTTTGAATTGCCTGCTGCATCTTCAAATGAGTGAGTTGAATTAGATCGGCATAGGGGGTCATTTTAGATACTAAAGAATTTATATTGCCTTTATAAAGTCTAGGTGCTGAAACAATATAATTCATCATAACCTTATTTGTGTTTGAATAAGGTCTAATCATATTTTTTGCTTTTTCCCATTTTAAAAGCATACTACCACCTAAAACGTATACTCCTTCATAAATTACTTCCCTTGTTTGTGCAACTCTTTCAAATCTGGTTCTTTTATCTTTAGGCGGATTAAATTGATCATTTTTAATTATAGCTTTATTACCGCCTGTAGTTGTTTCTTTTATTTTGTAAACATCATTTTCAAAAGATTTCCAATTAAAATACAATAATGTTACCGTGTTATTATCACTACCGCTATTATTATAAGCATTATTGTTATCATAATTTCCATAATAACCACCTTTTTTTTGTAAATCTTTTAAGTCTTCAATTGATAAACTAGGAAATTCTTTTTTTAGTTCGTTAATTTTTACTCTTTTAATTTCACCAAAATAGTAACAATCTTCAAAATTAGGATCTTCTGTATAAGACCAAACTAAATTAGAGGGGTCTACATAATCTAATTTTATACCATCCGTATTATTAAAAGAATGTTTTGCCGCGCCAATGCCTAATACAGCTAAATCATAATCAATTCTTTTTTTAATTTGATTATATTTATTTCTTAAAAATATATTATCAATTGCTTGTTCTTCAGCTATTTCAATACCTTGTTTGTATTCCAGCTGCATATATAATTCTAATTCTTCAGTATTTTCAGGGCCATCATCTATAGGTATATTTCTTGCATCTACGCCTAATTGATTTTCAATATCTTCTAATAATGATTTAGCATTTATATCTCTTTGTAAATCATTAACAAATTGGGTTCTTCTACCTGTAGATATAGGATCTTGCGCAAAAGCTTTTATTGAAAATAATCTATCTTGCATTCCATTAACTACTATATCAACAAACTTTGGGATAATAGGTACTGGTTTCCAATCAAGATTTAAATATGATAAATCTCCATTTATAGCAAATTCGTCTTTATATTTATTTATTGATTGCTCGCCTCTAGCATATAATCTTAGTCGATGGTACTCATCTTTGGTTTGATAGTACCTTCCTGTTTTACTGTCTTTATTAAACCAGTCAATCTCAATAGCTTTGGCTACTTCTGTTCCATACTCAGAAGATTGTTTCACCTCGTCAGCAACCGCTTGACTTGGAAATTGTGTTTTTGAACTTGTTGTATATGCCATATTTATTTTATTAACTGACTCCTAATACCTTCGTTTTTATATTTTGAAAATCCAAAATCTAATTTTTTTGTTGTTCTAATACCAACGGGCCTATAAAAATGTTTTCTACAAGCCATTATTGATAACCCACTACTTATTGAAGCGTCGTAGGCTGTTCTTTTTGATATATCAAATTTAGCCCAATCTTCAAGAGTTCTTTGAAAATACATACTGCCATACCCATTTTCATTTTTTCCTACATATTCTTCTATGTAAGACTCTATTGCAGCAGCGTGAGCCTGTCTTATATCTTCCGAGCTATTTGGAATACCGCCTAGCTCGTGTTCTGTTTTAGATAAATTTTTTTTAAGCTTATCCGGGCGGTTCATAGAGAAACCTCTATAACCTCTTCTTTTTAAATAATATAACAGTCTAGGTTTATTATTTTCTGCAAGTATAGGCATACCATAAAAACAACAAGCCATAAGTACATCTTCAAAAAATATTTCAGCTGTTTGGGGTCTAGCCACATATTCTAAAAAAAATTTATTACTGGGCACATCTGATATCATTGAAAATGTTGTTAATCCGTGTAATGCTCCATTAGATCCTTGTCCTCCAACTGTTCCTGATATATCATAAGAATCGCACCCAAAAGCGCCTAGCCCATCATTACCAGGATATTTTATACCGTTTTTTTCAATAATATTATTTTGTAAAGATTTAGGGGGAGTCCAACTTATATAAAATCTACCATTTTTTTGTGGGACCCAATTAACACTTGAATCTTTAATACCTTTTGTCCAACTAAAATTACCTCTAACTACGTATCCTTTAGCTGTCATTTCTTCATTATAATCTATTTGTTCATATATTTTTGTAAGATTAAATAATGAATTTAATGTTTCATCTCTGAAAGCATGTTTTTCTGACCGAGGAAATTGCCTATAATATTCATTTAAACTATCTGAATCATTCTTTAAACCATCAACTTCATTTTCCCAATGCTCGATAACTCCCGTATATATCTTTTCGCCATCAATTCCTTCAACCGGTTCTGATGGTGTATTGAATACAGGATACCCATACTTGTCAATAAATCCTTCGTAACCCCATTCCATAGGTAAGAACAAAGAATATAATCCACTTGAAGTCTGGCCATTTTTATTTCGTTTTGTAACGTCGGAATCATTATATAATTTTTTAAAATTATCCCCACCTTTATCTAAAGCATTAGATGTGGATCCCATCATACATTTCCCAACTATCTTTGACCCGAGGCGGAGGCACGTTTTTGTAACCCTCCAGTTATTGAGGATGTTGTCCGGCCTTTCCCATTTACCCGATTCATCGTGGACAAGGAGTTGTAGTTTCTCCCCATCGTAGGAATTATCGCCGGTGTTCTTCCAGTCGATCGTTGTATCCAATCCGGTCGGCGTATCCTCTTCGGTTCCCGCGGCTCTAATGGTATTTCTCGTAAGCCTTCTTGACGGGACCTTATAGGATAGCTCAGTCTTGGGGCGTTCCATACCGTCCTGTATTGGTTTGAAAAAGAACGGATAGTTCGTGGATATAGGTACCACCTTGTCTGTAAACATTTTTTTCGCATCAGCTCCTGTCTTTGATAATATCCCAAACCTTGAATCCTTTGTAGTGGTTGCAATATTAACAACTTCTGAACTCGCCATAAAGGAGAAACCAGACCGTCTATTTTTGAGGTAGCACATTCCGTAGGATCTATAATCCAATTTACATGCTTCCCAGAAATAAAAAAATAATCTATTTGCTTGTCTAAAATCTGGTGATCCCACGTCGATCTTAGTCCAGTTGAGGTATATATAGTGTGACCCTGTAAGGAAAGTTGGTACCCCGTTGCACATGAACCAATAGCCATCATTACGATAATTAAACTCAGCATCAATATACTTATAGTATTTTTCTTTAAGATCTTCTTTATGTTGTTTAAAATCATATATGGTTTTTATTCTATTAAGTGATTGCGGTCTTTCCTGTTTAATAAATACTTGATCTTTTTCTTTTAAATTAGATCCATTTATTTGTTTTGGAATTTGAGGTATTGCTACCTTTAGACCTTGAATTTCATATATATCACCTATTGTACCGTCTTTGCTTATTACAACACAATCAAGTTCCTCATTATATCCGGGTTTAAATTTTTTATATCTGTTTTGATTTTTTATTTTTTTATCGTTTAAATGGCCTGTGTGAATTGAATATAAATTTTGTTTATACATTATTTTATTCTATCTTCTACACCTAAAAACTTTACAGATTTATCTTCTTTTTTATTATCAGAAAGCTGTTCTATTTTTTCTATTATTTTTAAAGAATCATCTATTGCAACCCATTTTGCTTGTGCTGCTATTTTTGCTTTTTCTGGATCTAATTCTTTTAAATTTATTTCTTGTCTAATTACTTTTTCAAGTTCAACTAAGGCTTTTTCTGAAGCATCAATTACTTTTTGTGTTCTCGACATATGTTATTTGATTTGATAATATTCTATATAATTTTTCATTTTCTATATTAAACTCATATTCAGAGTCAGGTGTAAAGCCCACCACATCTCCACAGGCTATCCCTAATTCATTTAAATACTCATTGCTATACATAAGCTCACCTAATAATTTTTTTTCTTTTAAAACGCTCCATTTAGAAACATCTTTTAGTGGCTTAACAAAACAAAATTTATCAAAACATTTCCA